TTCAGCGAGGAGCCGGACCCAGGGACGTTCCGGAGCGCGGTGAAGCGCGTGACGGACAGCCTGCAGGCGAAGCGCGTGATCGGGCGACAGCAGCCGTACATCTGGATCGTGAAGGAGCCAAGCACGTGAAGATCATCCTCGCCGTGGCGATCGGCGCCAATGGCAAATACGGGGCGTCTGAGGCGCACCCAGAGGCGTTCGACGGCCTCAAGCGATACGTGCAGGAAGGAGACGAGGGGATGCTGGTTGACGTCTACAAGATTACCGTCGACTTGCCGAAGCCTGGTCAGGATCGAGACGTGCCAATGGATGTGGCGCTCGTCGGTGGTCCGGGCGATCTGCCGATGCAGCCGTTCAAGGCCGAGAAGGTGGCGGCAAGCGTATGATAGAGGCTCGGCACAGGCGGTCGATTGACGCTGTCTGGCTCCTGAACTGATGCAACGGACGCCACGAATGCAACGGATGCAACGCTTCATGCAACGCCCCGGAATGCAACGCCTGATGCCACGCCATCACAAGCGTTTCTGCGGCTTTGCAGTGCGTCCATGCAACGGATGCCACGCGATGCAACGATTATCCCTCGCGCGCGCGCGCGGATACTCTGACTCTCATAGGGAGTGCCGTAAGGCACCTCCCTACCATGCAACGCTTACGCAACGGATGCCACGCGCCTCGTCGAAGACGGCCAGTTGTCTGACCTCATCGGACAGCTCGAACCCGCTTGCGCGCCTGTCGGCGCTCGCGGGTCGGAGATGTTCAACGTGAAACATCCGAAGCAGAAGAAAGCCGATCAAGCCTTGCGTGACTGGCAACGAAAACAGCAGGCCGAGGAGGAGCGCGAAAATGCTGCACAGGAAAAGCAGCGCCAGGCCGCAGCAATCAGGATGGCTGCAGGCGACACATTCCGCCGACGTGTTCGGGCGGAGCGGCCCATCTTCGAAGATGAGGGTCTCAAGCGGTCGAGTGCCGCCGATCGACTGCCCGAAAAAAGTTCCGGTGAGGTAAATCACTGATGTCGAAGACGATCTCGATAGTTTCGCTCTTGCAGTGGGCGTATCAGGATGAGCTTCCGAAAGACGGCACGACTAGCTTTTTGAGGCCGGAAGGCTTTGGTTTTGGCTGGGGTGCGGTGTCGAAAGCTGGGAAATATCTGGCCGATGTGCAGGAGCCGGACATCCGGAATCGCTGGGGGCTGGTGCCTGATACGAGTGCAACGCGGGATGCGAGCAGTGACGCGGTGAACGTCTATTTCGCCGTCCAGGACTTGCTTGATCTCGTGGTGACCGTGCCGGAGGATTGGTATCCGCTGGCCGATCTCGGGCTCGAGGGGCACTACGGGCCGGCTGCGGTCGATCGGGCGATCGAGAAGCTCTGCGCCCACATCGAGCCATCGGGCGGACCTGAAGTCCGCCAGGTGGGCAAACGCCGCTGGCGGGTGATCAAGACGCCGGATGGCGGGCTGATCCTGCGTCGGCCATTGCCTGAAACGGTGCAGAAATACGCCATTCTCGGGGGTGAACCGGAGTGGCAGGCCGAGCCGCCGGAGTTCAAGACCATTACCCACGAGGATGGGCAGACACGGTGGTTCCGGCGTGGGACCGTCCTGACTGAGCTGGGTTCTTTTGAGACCGAGGTCGACGGGATGAATCACAAGACCCACCGGCCCTACGACGACGCCTACCTGAAGCACTACTACGACCCCGATCCAGCCGACGTCGCCGAGGCGCGCGCCGAGTACGAGATTTGGCACGCGGCCCTGTCGTGGCTGGTGGACGATCTCCGTGGGCGCCTCGAGGAGCACGAGCTGCAGCCGTTTCTATTGCCGTCACGGCCATGGGAGGAGGGCGAGGGCGATACGCCTCCGCCGAAGATCCTGCTCGACAGGCACAGACCCAAGCCGATTGTCAGGACGCAGCGACCGCTGGCAGGACCGCCGCCGAAGCGCGGCATCGAGCGCACGAAGAGCGAACCGAAAGGACAAGCAGCATGACGCCAGACACCGCCAACCCCGTCCGCGCCGTCGAGCTCGCCCGCCTCATTCTCGAGCGCCTCGCCGGGGGCGGCAGCTACCAGCCGAGCAATTCAGAGCTTCACCTGCTCGCTACCACCGTCATCGAGCGAACGAAGGAGCCATCCGACTGGCTCGGCAACAGCAAGCCGCCCGCCCTCGAGGCCGCGCTCGCTGACGGCACGCACTGGCTGGCGCCGATGGAGCCGACAGAAGCGATGATCGACGCTGGGGATGACAAGGACGATTTTTCGCCAGGCGGTTCCTGCGCGTCGGCCGAGACGCACTGGACGGCCATGCGCGACCAGTACCTCGCTGATTCGTCAGGCCCCAAAATCGAAAACACAAATGGGGATTGACTTGCGAGCATTCCTTGACATAGCTTCTGGGCGATTAATAGCGTCTGCAATTCGCCCGGATCGAGAAGCCTCGATGCCGGGCGAAGTCGTTTCAGGGCCGCCAGCACCATGGGAGCACGAGGAGGACGAGTACCTGGTCACATCCGGCCCGAGGTTCGCGATCTCGCCCTCGACTACGGACCGGAGGCGATCAAGCGCTGCGCCGGCATCATGCGCGCCAAGAAAGCGACCTACCCGGAGAAGCTCCACGCCATCAGCATCCTGCTCAACCGCGCCTACGGCAAGGCCAAGGCTTACATCGAACATCACCACATCGACTATTCGAAGCTGAGCGATGAAGCCCTCCAAGAGCTCCAACGAATCGCAACCGAGTATTACGCCGCCGCCGGGGATGCTCGACCTGCCGGGGCTCCAGTTCGAATCAGCCCGCCGAGCCTCCCTCCGCCAACAGGGACTAACGGATCAAAGCATTGAGGCAACGCGGGCCCGCTGCCGCCACCTGAAGGATTTCGTCCGCGAGGCCTGGCACGTGGTCGAACCAACGGAGACCTACGTCCACGGCTGGCACATCGAGGCCATCTGCGATCACCTCGAGGCGGTGACTACCGGCGACATCCTCCGGCTCCTCATCAACGTCCCGCCGGGCATGATGAAATCGCTGCTCTGTTCGGTGTTCTGGCCGGCCTGGGAGTGGGGTCCCTGCGGCCTTGCCTCGATGCGCTACATTTCGACGACGTACTCGGAGGACTACGTCAAACGCGACAGCCGGCGAATGCGCGACCTCGTCGGCAGCGAGTGGTTCCAGGCGCTTTGGCCGGCGACGGCCTTGACCCGCTTCGGCGAGAGCTCGTTCCAGAACGTTTCGGGCGGGTGGCGGGAGGGGATGCCCTTCAAGAGCCTGACCGGCGGACGCGCGCACCGGCTCATCATCGACGACCCGCATTCGACCGAGACCGCCGAGAGCGACGCCGAACGCAAGCGGACCATCCGCATCTTCCGCGAGAGCGTGCCGACCCGCCTTGTGGATCCGCGGAATTCCGCAATTGTGATCATCATGCAGTGCCTCCACGTCGAAGACGTCTCGGGCGTCGCAATGGCCTTGAAGCTCGGCTACGAGCGCGTGATGCTGCCGATGGAATTCGAGCCCGATCGGCGGTGCACGACCTCGATCGGCTTCGTCGATCCGCGGACCTACGATGGCGAGCTGCTCTTTCCCGAGCGGTTCCCGCGCGACGTGGTCGAGCGGGACAAGGTGCCGCTCGGATCCTATGCGGTTGCCGGCCAGAACCAGCAACGCCCGACTCTCCGGGAAGGCGGGCTGTTCAAGCGGGGCTGGTTCAACCCGATCAAGGTGGCGCCGAACGGCACCCGATGGGTTCGCCATTGGGACCTGGCGGCGACCAAGGAGCAGGTCGGCAGCGACGCCGCCTACACCGTGGGGCTCAAGCTCGGGAGAACGCCGACCGGCCGCTTTGTGGTCGGCAACGTCATTCGGGAAAGGGCCGAGGGCTCCGGGGTCAGGAAGCTCATCAAGGCGACCGCCGACCTCGACGGGCAGTCGGTAGAGATCAGCCTGCCACAGGACCCGGGCCAGGCCGGCAAGGTGCAGGTGCAGGACATGATCCTGATGCTCGCCGGTTACGTCGCCCACGCGACACGGGAGAGCGGCGACAAGATGACGAGGGCCGAGCCGATTGCGGCCCAGGCCGAGGCCGGCAACGTCGACATCGTTGAAGGTCCTTGGAACGAGGCTTTCCTCGACGAAGCGGTCAACTTCCCTGGCTCCAAGTTCAAGGACCAGGTCGATGCCCTGTCGGGAGCCTTCGCCGCACTGATCGGAGCGAGCGTGTTCGGAACCAGCGAAACCGAGATCATGATCGAGCCGGTGAAGATCCCGGGCCTGTGGACCCGCTGCTTCGCCATCGTCACCGACAACGGGCGCTTTGCCGCCTTGTGGGCGGCCTACAACGGCC